CGTACCAGCTGGTCGGCATGAGCATCTACGACCTGCCGGACGTCGCGTTCATGGACATGTTCGAGGACGGCGTGTCGGCGAAGGGCGCCGCGCGCGCAGCCATCAAGGAGGCGAAGAACTGACATGGACCGCATCAGGGTCGAGCGGAGCGGGAGCGGTTGGCGGCTCGTCGACACGAAGGGCCGCCTGCACTCCGCCCGCATCAAGGACCGCGAGCGGTGCCAGCGTCAGGCCGACGCGATGAACGCACGGTTGGAGCGCCTGGGGAAACTGGCGCCAGAGGAAGGTGCTGGCGCGTGAGATGCCCTGAGCGTGTGACGACCACACGATTCCTGGTAGACTCTAGGTGAGGAAAGGAGCGGGAGATGAAGAACCTGATGGGCAAGAGCCGGAAGGCGGACGACCCGTACATGGTCTTCCAGGCCGGTGACTGGACCTGGAAGGTGCTGAAGTCGTGGCAGGGCGACGACGCCAAGCAGTACGCGCGGTGGTTCTGCGACGTGACGTCGCCGTTCACCTACGGCTCGTCCGACATGGGCGACACGTACGTGGCCGACGTCGTGAACAACGCGGTCCTGACCTACATGGACCCGGTCCTGGTTGAGGCGGGATACACCCCGCCAGCGCCGGGAACAGCGACTGCACCGGGATTCTGAAAGGAGCGGGAGATGTCCAGGAAACAGTTCGCGGTGTGCCCGACGTGTGACGGGAACGGGACGCACGTCAACCCGTCCATCGACTCGGAGGGCATCAGCGCCGAGCAGTTCTACGAGGACCCGGACTTCGAGGAGGCGTACTTCTCCGGCGTCTACGACGTCGCGTGCGCGGAGTGCGGAGGCCAGAGGGTCGTCACCAAGTGCGCGACCGACGGGTGCTCCCAGGCCGCGCTGGCCGAGAGCAGGAGCGGGATGACCGACCACCGGGACCGGGTCTCGACCAAGCACTACGCCCACTGCTACGACCACCTGAGCGCGAGCGAGCGGGAGGACGAGCAGTCGATGTACGAGATGTTCGCGGAGATGGAAGCCGAGAGGAGGATGGGCGCATGAAGCTGGAAGTAACCGACAGGCAGGCGTTCCTCATCAATCTGCTGGCGAAGGGATTCCTGGGAACGACCATCTACGAGCCGAAGCGCATCGACGTCGTGTTGGACGAGCTTGCCGACCTCATCGGCGAGACACAGGATGCAGCCGACCGTTTCGAGACGACTCGACCCACACGGATGCGCTTTGTGTCACAGAACGGCGGCGGAACGGCGGACGCATGAAGCAGACCGTGACCGTGTTCGGACCCAACCTGCGCGACAAGAGCGGCGGATACACGTTCCACGTTCACGACGCCGACTGCGCCGACGCGGGGAAGTACCGATTCGAGGAGAGGTTCACCATCCACGCGATGAGCCTCAACGACATCGTCGCCGAGGTCTACGACTTCCTGGAGGAAGACGAACTGCTCAGCGCGATGGACGAGTTCCTGTTCAAGCCCTGCGTGAAGCTGAAGGAGGAGACCGCATGAAGACGATTACCGGAGCAGACATCCAGGTCGGCGACGTCATCCGTTCGGCGGCGATGTGGCAGCCCATGCGCGTGCGCTACCTCGGTGCGTCGAGCACCGGACGCACGCAGGAAGTGACCGTGGAGTACGAGCGGAGGTACGGGACCTACACGATGGACTACCGCGTCGGGATGCGGAGCAAGGTCCGGCTGTACGAGCGGGAAGGAGTGGCGACATGAAGAAGCGGTTCAGCATCGCCACGAGCCAGGGGTCCTTCGAGATGGTGACCCAGTCCCAGCGCCGGTTCATCGTGGTCGACATCGTCGGCCGCTACACGGTCAAGCGCACGGACTCCTCCAGCACGGCGGAACTGGAGCGGCGGAAGGACCCCACCCGCCGAGTGGTCTACGACACGCGGGACGAAGTGTTCCGATGAGAGAGGAGGACCGCATGAAGCTCATCGTGAGAGACCAGAACGGCAACAGGGTCTCGTTCGACAACGTGAACGAGTATCTCGGACGCGACCAGTTCGGAGCAGCTGAGGTCAACATCGAGTCGTCGCGGCTGGAAGGAATCGGACGTATCCAGCTGAGCGACGACGGCGAGACCATCATCGTGAACGTCACCCTGGAGGAGGTCTGAACCATGAATGAGTCGCCGACGCTTGGAGAGCTTCCGCACTGCGCGTACCACAGCGTGGCCTCGTCCCACTGCAAGGCGTGCGCGGACGCGCCGTTGACTAGAGGAGGTCTGACCATGTTGGACATCGACCGCAAGACCCAGCTGTGGACCGCGCTCGCGACGGCGACCTGGCGCGCAGCGGAGGCGCTGGATACGGGAACGCCCGGCGCCCGCCAGGCGGCGCTGGGATACCGGAACGGGCTGATGGACGCGTGGGTCATCCTGACCGACGACGACATCGTGTCCGTCTCGGAGAAGCTCCAGGACCACCTGGTGGCGGTGCACGAATACCTTGCTGAGTGATGTGTGACGACCACACGATTCCTGGTAGACTCTAGGTGCAGGGCCACGGCGGAAAGAGGGAGCGGCCCGTTCGACAGTCGCCGCCGCCGGAGGAAATAGAGAGCGGGACCGAGAAGCCAGGGCTAGGTGAGCGCCCGAGGCCGGTAGGGCCAATGCCTGGAAGCAGGTGGGCACGCCCAAGCCGGAGGACCTCGCAGGTAGTGCCGACGCCCGACGCGGGTACGCCGTGGAAACGGACTCTCTCGGAGAGGAACCCGGCCGCGAGGCCAGGCACCACGCCGGTCGCGCTCTCGGAAAGGAGCGGGAATGGATGTCATCGCCAAGTACGTGCATGAACTGGCGCACATCGCCGAACGCGAGCGGGCGTTGGGCGACCGGGTCGCCCGAGCCGAAGCGGCGCACAGCAACTACAACTTCCGGCACTACGTCGAGCACGTCGTGTCGCAGCTGGAGTTTGACGCCGTGAACGCGAGGAAGCGTGCCAGCGTGTGACGACCACACGGGTTCTGGTAAGATGTAGATGGAAGGAGGAGCGGGAATGATGGCCCAGGGAACGGAGCGCGGTTGGCGGTTCGTCCAGGACCCAGGCGGTGGCCGGAAGGTTCATGTCTTCGGCGGCGCCGACGGGTTCGCCCAAGTCACCGCCATGACGCCCGCCTTCAACGGGGCGGTCCCGACCGGCTGGGTGATGAGGGGCTACAAGTCCGCCAGGGCTTGGAGGCTGGACAACTCTCGGCCCTCGTTCAGCGGCCAGTACGCCAGCGCGCAGGAAGCGGAGGCGGCGGCCGAGGCGTGGGTCAGGAAGCAAGAAGCGCAGCGGATGAAGGAAGGGTTCCAGTGAGCGGAAGGAGCGGGAGATGATGAAGTCCTTCACGGTGAACATCTACAGCGACGGCAGCATCGGCGTCGACAACGAGAACGGGAGCACGGCCTACGTCACCGAGATGGAGGTCAGCGAACTGATGAACAGTCAGGGTCGCGCGAAGTCGGCGGAGGCCGCCATCGGCTACATCGCCGGTCGCATCCTGGCGACGACCCGTGGGTTCTCGTATCGGGGGGAGGAGTCGTGAGCATCTACCAGAAGAAGAAGGCGACCGGCCGGGTCTACGTGTTCGAGCCGGTCGGCTGGGACCTGTTCGACCGGCGGAAGAACCAGCCAGCACCGGGGACGCGGGTCCGCAAGACCCAGCCGTATGGGACCCCACGGAACGGGACGATGGGTCACTGCTTCGTGGAAGACGCGGAGACCGGCGCGTTCTACGGGCTGGTCATGGTGAAGTCGCTCAGGAAGGAGGGCGCATGATTCGCATCGTCTGGCTCCCCGTGAACCAGGCATGGCTCGTGATGTTCGGGGACTCCCGACTCGCGGGTCCGTTCAACGACAAGGCGGACGCCATCGCGTACTGCCAAGACCTGATGTCCGGCACGGACATCGACCGGAAGGAGACAGCAGATGGATGAGCAGAAGATTTACGACGTGCTCGCGGAGGAGTACGTGCTCGCGAGGGCGGCCGGGGCGAAGAAGTCCATCGCCACCATCGCGGCGCGGGTCGCGACCGACGACAAAGGCTTCATCTCGAAGTCGTTCCTGTCCGAGATTGGCGACATGCTCGTCAGCCGGGAGGCGCAGAACAGGGTCGTGAAGGTCGCGGCCATCGAGGCGAGCCTCGCGCAGGAGAAGGCTGAGGATGTCGAGCAGCCCGGACTGTTCGAGGAGTGAGAGGAAGGAGCGGGATATGGCACTGACGAAACGCGAGAGGTCACTCATCGAGGAGGCGCTCGACAAGCTGGCGCGATTCGATAACCCGGACGACGAGCGGTGCACGACACCGCCGGACGTCAGGCGAGCGGCTCGCAAGAACCGTTACCTGATGACGTGGGTCGCGGGTCCGCTGGAGGCCGTGCTGAACAAGACGGACTGGTGAGGAAGGAGCGGGAGATGGCGAACTGGAGCCTGGCACTGGTCGGACGTGACGCGGTCGCGACGGCCGTGAAGTGCCCGGAGTGCGAGCGGGTCTTCGACCTGCTCGACGAGACCGACGCGGCCGAGTGGTACTACGGCCACGACTGCGAGGAGGGGTGATGGACAGGTTCAACGATGGTGCCGATGTCGACGACATCCTCGTCTGCTCGTGGGGATACGACCAGACGAACGTCGACTTCTACAAGGTGACGCGCCGGACCAAGTCGAGCGCGTGGATTGTGAAGGTCGGCCAGCAGATAATCCCCGGCTCCGAAGGGTTCATGTCCGAGTCGGTCCTGCCGGACCCCGACCGGCTCATCCCGTGGACCAGGTACAGCTGGGACACCGAGAACCCGGAGGCGTTCAAGCCGAAGCTGAAGCGGGTGCAGCACGCCACCTGGAGCGGCGGGGACGGGCGGGCATACCTCACCATGACCAGCTACTCCAGCGCCCACCCGTACGAGGGCGGCTCGATGTACCAGAGCCACTACGCATGAGGGAGGGGAGGAGAATGAGGAACACGCCGAAGATGACCAAGGGCCAGTTCGATGCGCTCGCCCGCGCGCTGGAACAACAGCGCCCGGCGAAGAACTGGGAGAACAAGAGGCAGCAGTGGGAGGCGGACGTCGCTGCTATCGCGGAGGTCTGCCACGACGCCTCGAACTTCACACCGAACGGGAACCGCGCGTTCGACATGGACCGATTCCTGAAGGCGTGCGGACTGGAGAAGGAAGGAGCCGCTATCTGGTAGGTCCCTGAACGGGAGAGCCACCCTAGCGCCCCCGGTGAACCAGCCGGGGGCTTCTCCCAAACCCAGAGAGGAGGAACATTGAACCTGACCACAACCACTTCGCGCTACCGTCGCGCGACCGACCGGCTCACGCTGGCCCGGCGAGACCTGCACGCGGCCATCGTCGAAGCGTCGGCCAGCATGTCGGTGCGTGCTATCGCGAAGCGCACCGGGCTGTCGTTCAGCTACATCGCCGACATCATCAGGAAGGAGGGACCGTGACGAAACCGACCGAACGCTACACGGTCACGAGCGACGGCGGAGGTCTTCGCTCGTTCCGAACACGGGAGAGCGCCGAGGAATGGGTGCGAACCCTGGACGACCAAGACGTGGGTCACACGGACATCGAGAAGATAGACCTCGGCTACGACCCGGACGAGGTACGGGGAATCGGAGGGAACTAGCCCAGCGGCTCTAGCAGCTGCTCCCAGTTCGGCGGTATCGGGATGGACTCCGTGATGGCGGTCATCTCCGCCTGGATTGCCTGCGCCTCCTCGGACGCCTCGTTCAGCACGCGGAACTGTTCGTAGAGTTTGTGGAGCGGGCCGTTCTTGGCCGCGAAACTCGTCGGCGTGTGGAACTGAATCTCGAACTCGTAGCCTCCCGTGGTCCTGAACTGCGCGTTCAATCCGCGATACACAGAGGAATCCCAGGAGGGGTTCCACTTCAGTTCGCCGTAGTTCCCTGCCAGCGTCTCGCGGAGCGCCATCGCTCCTTCCGTGTACGCGTTCTCCTCGAAGCCGAACGTGTACCGCAACACGTCACGGATGGTCTCGCCGCTCTGCGCCGGGGATAGCTCGAACTCGTTCTCGATGGCGTCACGGAGCAACTTGCCGCGCAGGGACTCGACCGTCTTCAGACGGAAGTCGAACCCGAGCAACTCGCCACCGGTATCCCCCGCCATCGCTTGCAGCGCCTCGCTGACCGCCGACTCGTTGCGGACAGCGGCGTCCACCAGCTGCTTGGCCGTGTTGTCGATGGCCGATTGCAGTTCCTGGATGGATACGCCCTGCTTGCGCGAGTAGTCGACGAGCGCCTGCCGCGCGTCCACCGGGTCGAACTTCGTGTCCTTCGCGAACTCGTCGGTCCACTTCGCCTCGGTCTCGCTGATGATGCCGCCGTCGATGGACATCACGCAGGTGCAGTTGGCGACCTCCGACGCATCACCGGTCGACGCATCGCCGGGGAACCGAAGCCCGTTCGAGAAGGTGTCCTTGATGTCGACGGTCTCGCCCGACATCTCGGCGTGCGAAGCGCGCGGGTTGTCGGACGTGACCTCCCACGTCTTGGTGACCGACACGGGTCACGCGCCGTTCTGCTGGGCTGCCTCTTGGATGGACCAGTTCATGGCGAACGTCGTATGCGTCTTGGCGAATCCACTCACGCGCTCATCGCCGAAGACGACGTCGGGGTCTGCGTCCTCCGCCTGCAACCGTGCAGCGGTGTCCGCGTTCATCGCCGACGCGACCCCTTCGGCCCGTGAGCGGAGATAGGCGGCGGTGCGTTCCTGGTCCCACTCGCCGCCGATGCGGCTGGCCGCGTCCTCACCGAACACGCCGACCGTCTGATACTGCACGCCGAAGAAGTCGTCGGCGAACTCCTTGTTCCAACGCCCCGAATCCACGGGCTTGCCTCCGGCGGCGGCGTTGCGCTGGCGGGCGAAGAACTTCTCCAGCATCCTCGCGTGGCGCTCCTCGAACCGGAACCGGGATTCCTTCAGGAACGTGGCGTGGTCGACCGTCGCCTTCATCTCTGCCGTCCGCGCATCATGCTCCTCCAGGATTGACTCGATGGACGTGGCGTCCGGCGCCAGGAGCTTCCCGGTCGCACCGCCCAGCATGGCCTGTCCTTGCGGTGGGAGCGTCCCTCCGCCCGGCGTGGTGCCGACCGGCTGTGACCCTTCGGCCGGTGTCTGCACGGGATTCTGGGGCGAAGCCTGCGGCCCACCGGCGCGGATGCTGTTCAGCGGCACGAAGATGAGGTCGCCGCCCTCGATGGGCGGGAGGTTCAGGCGGGCGCGCGCTTCGTTCACCGTGACGACCGGGCCGCCCGCCGTGGTCGCCATGATTTCGGCCTGCTTCTCGAAGGACCCGCGCAGCTTGGCGTCCAGGTTGAACTCCACGTATCGGCGCTTGCGGACGGCGGCCACCTGGTCGAACTCCGGGAGCAGCTGCGCCTCGATGGTCGACTCGACGCGGGACAGGCGCGGCGGGAGCGAGGATGTGTAGAAGACCTCCAGCGTGTTGGCGTCCGGCTCGTTCCCGTTCGCGGCGGCCGCGACGAACGCGGGCGGGACGTGGAACGCGGCGGCGACCTCGGTGCGCGAGAGCTTGCGGCTCTGGATGTATTCCATCTCGCGCGGCGACCAGCTGTATTCCTGCCACGCCATGCCTGGCTCCAGCAGGAGCGGGCGCCCGGACCCGGCGGCGCCGGACAGCGAATCCTCGACGTCGATGAGGAACGACTCGCGCGCCTCGTCCGACATCTTCACCGCGTCGACCGCCTGCTCGATGACGCCCTCCTTGCGGGTGGCGTTGGCCCACATCCCCTCGCGGTTCATCGCCGAGGCCAACTCCTCGGACAGCAGGCGCCGGAGCGTCTCCATCGGAGAGATGGACCCGTGGCCCACGGACGGGTCGTAGCCCCAGAAGGTCACGATGTCGCGCAGCGGCACGACCTCTCCGTTGAACGCCCGCCATGCACTGACGCGCTGGGTGATGGGGTCACGGATGGCCGAGAGGCTGGAGACCGGGACACGCAGCAGCGCCTTCGGTGGAGCGTCCGGCGCCAGGCGAATCTTCTGCCAGAACGCCAGGTCGTGGATACAGATGTCGGCGAACAGCGCGAACCAGAAGTCGTAGGTGGATTCGCCGGGGACCGGCTCGTCGAGCAGGTCCATCATCCGGTGGTCTATCTCCAGGCGCCCGTCCGGGAGGACGGCCGAGCGTGGAACCTTCTCGTACATCTTCAGGTTCAGTTCGGCGGCCTCGCGCGCGATGGAGTCGACGACCGTGCGGACGTTCGGCTGGCTGGCGTATATCTGGGCGAAGGACCCGCCGATGCCGTAGAGCCGCAGCAGCCGCGTGATTGGCGCGCTGAATTCGGTGATGGGCAGGCCGTCGGGGGACAATCGAGCTTTGCGCTCACGGCGGCTCTGCCGAGGGAGAGGCTGATGCGGAGGCTGGTCGGTGGTGGAGGCTTCTCGCCCTCTGAAGATTCGGCCTAGCGGATTCCGCAACTCGTTTCTCCCGGTGCGGGATTCACGTCCTAACGGACGCGCTCCGCCTGGGTCAGGAGACTATCACCAGATGCAAGCCCATGCGACTAGCGTCGCAGGTCAGAGGGCTAGTCCACGCGAGACTACTCCGGTCGCCACACACGAGCCGACCGTCGAGATGCGTTGCAGCGCCAGCGTCAACACAATCTCTGACCTGCACGTTCTCTCGTGAAAGCCCTGGTCAGCCTGCGCCGCAGTCATTCTGGAGTGCCGGCCCTCAGTAAACTGTAGGTGGAAGGACGAACCGATTGACAACTTCAGAGAGGAGGTAGACATGGAGCGATGGACGCAGTTCCGTCAGAGCCAGGACCAGCGATGGTACGAACTGGCCTGCGGGCATCGGCAGTACGCGCTGCGGATGCAGTCGTGGAACCCCACCATCTGCATGACGTGTGGGCTGGAGCGCCGGGTCGTGGCCCAGCAAGGGCCGCCTGACCTGGAGAAGATGCTTCGCCTCGGCTAGGACGGAGGGCCGGGAGAATCGCCTCTCCCGGCCCCCACCCTCTCCCCGCGAAAGGAGCAGCATGGACAGCGTAAACCGTACGTCGATGTGCCGTCGACACAAGCTGGGCGCCGAGCACTACGACCAGTTCGGCGACAGCCTCTCCTGCTACATGTGCCGACTGGAGGACGCGATGTCGAGATACATGCCTCGCGACCCCCGCTACCGGTACTGGACCGGAGACGACGGCTGGCGATACTGCTGGACGACCGAGAAGCTGGGGGACGACAAGTACGCCGCGTTCCTCTACAAGCCGGTCGGCAAGGGTGCTCGCACCGGGAAGGCCAGGAGCTACGTCCTGGTCAAGGAGGTCCACTTCGTGAAGCGGTCCAGCGCGAAGGCGCGAGCCGCGAAGTGGTTCAACACCCGGCACGGCGCCGACCGCATCACCGTCTGAAAGACTTTGGCCCCCCCGGTTACCCGGAGGGGCCTCTGTCTAGGTATCGTTCCCAAGCCCCGGTCATCTCTGCCACCAGAAGGCCGCTGCCCCTATCCCGACAGGCCACTATCGGGCCGCCTTACCCCTAGCACTGGCTCTCAGGCTCAGGCGACTTCAGGTCCACGTCCAGGCGAGGCTCACCGGGAGACCTCAGCGCGGATTCTACACCAGGCGGGTGTCCTCTATCACCGGCTCCTCGAACGCGCCGCAGTGGCCTTCAGGACGCGCTCTGCACCCCGGTACGTGGTGGCGGCGCAGGTGGCCGCAGCCTCCGCACTTGTTCACCGGGTCGTCGTAGGTCCCCGGCGCAATCTGCCCCGCCGCGATGGCGTCGCCCCTGGCTCCCCAGCTGAGCGCGCCCGCCGCCGCCGCGTCTATCTTGGCTGGCGAGTTTGGCGCCTCCTTGCCGAGGACGAACATCTGGTGACCGTCTTCGTCGTAGACCGCGCTCATCCGGCGCCGAGCGTTCGAGATGTGGCGCCGCATGACCTCGTCGCCGCTGTGCGTGAGGTCTCCGACCTGGACCGCCGAGATGTAGGCGCGCACGAGGTAGCACGTCGGCTTCGGTCGGTTCATGTGCCAGGCCACGATGCGCTTGTCGCCCCATCTTCCCTGCCACCGCTCCATGACCGGCGCGATGTTGGCGTACTGCGAACCGGGGTCGATGTAGACGCGCCAGACGTTGTACCGCTCGAACACGTCGACCATCACGCCGTCGACCTCGTCCATCGGGTGCTCGTAGTCCTCACTCGCCCAGCCCGGCCGTTCCCAAATTCCGAGCGGCCACTGGAACCCGGTCTTGACGTCGGTCGCCACGACCGCGAGCGCATCGACGTATCTCGCGCCGTCCACGCCGACGACTATCTGCTCTCCGTCCGGGATGACGTGGCCCTCCTTCGCGAGCTTGTCCCATCGGTCGATGTCGAAAGCCCGGTCCTCGCCTGGCACGATTCGGTTGAGGAAGAACCGCTCCGCCTGCGCCAACTCCCCGCGCTCCAGGAGGTTGTCAATCTCCGAGGAGATGCGCTCCGGGTCGACCCACCAGCTGCCGCCGTACAGCCGTCGCAGCACCCGCATCCGTTCGCGCTTGTTGCGGATGGAACCGGGGCCGGAGTGCAGCATCATCTTGAAGACGCCGGTCTCGACCTCGAACGTGTGCTGGGCGACCGACTCCTCGTTGGGGTCCCAGGCGTTGCCGGTCTCCAGGAACCGCCCGCCCATCCCGGCCAAGTTGCGCCGCTGGGTGTCGGCCAATTTGCGGCCGCCGTTCCGCTTGGTCCAGTCGTGCGCCTCATCTTCGGCGGCGAACGTGATGCGCTGACCCAGGCGAGAACGCGCCGATGCGGTGACCGGCTCGATGCGGCCGCCGCCGGGCAGGTTGATGCGGGTCTCCCCGGTGTCGGGGATGTCGGCCTTCAGGTCGCCCAGCTGAATCATCGGCACGAGCGAGCGCCAGATGTTGGCGGTCTGGTCCTCCGATACGGCCGTCACCTGAATCCACGGCGTGGCCCACGGCCGACCCTGCGGTTCACCCCTGGCGTTCCACCCGTCGAACAGGACCGGGCCGCCCGCCTCCGCGATGATGAGCGCCGCCGACAGCGGACCCTTGCCCCACTTCTGCGGAGCGACCAGCTGGCCACCCCGGTCGTTGAGGAAGGCGCGCGAGGGACGGGTCGGGTCGGCCCCCGCGTCCGGGCGCAACTCGTAGAACCCCAGGACGAAGTCGCGCTCCTCCTCGCTCAGGATGAACGGCTGGCCCGCGTACTCCCCGTCCGGGATTACTGCGACGGCTTGCAGGTAGTCGATGACCTCCCAGCCCAGCGTCGGGACCTCGTGCTCGACGGCCGCACCCCGCCATGCGTTCACCAATCACCCCGATGTTCGATGAGGTAGATGGCGATGGACAGGACGAACGCGACAATCAGCGCGACCATCGCCCAGCCGAACGCGGCCCAGAAGCTCACGCGCCCGCCCGCTTCGGCACGTAGCTGCGGATAGCGATGGGCGCGGTGACCTCCGGCTCGACGACCTCGACCGGTTCATCGGTCTCCCAGCGGAGCTTCAACATCGCCATCGGCGATAGCCCCAGGCGGTCCTCCAGCTGACGGGCCTCGACCCTCAATGCGGGACTGGCGCCGGGCATCTCGGCCTCCACCAGGACCCGAACGTAGCGGGCGACCGTCCGAACCCACCCCAATCGCTCCCACTCGGCAGCCTGCGGCGTCGACCAGACCTGCGACCAGACGACCTCCTCGTCCTTGAACTGCGAGACGAGCGGCCAGTCCGGCGGGTCGCCCTCGCGCCCCTCGTACGGCAGCTGGTGGAATCCGGCCGTGACCCGACGGTTGCGCTTGGCCTTCGGGTCCTTCGGCGGTGGTCCAGGCATCAGAGGCACTCATCCAGGCGGTCAGCCACGTATTTGGCCAGCGTATCGCCGTGTCTGGCCCTCTCACGCACATCATCGGCCATCAGGCGCAGCAACTCCCTCGCCTGCCTGGCCCTGCGAACATCGGACCAGCGTTCAAGTTGAGTCGCGCGAATCTTGGCGCTGCGCTCAGGTGATGCGAACGTGGTGGGCATGTTGGAATCTTACCCCCGGCATGTTGGAGCCGCTCTCGTACACA